AAAGAGGAATATATATGCTGATCCATCAAAACAAATTAATAATATTATTAAATTCAATGATATTCAATGTTCAATTTGGAATCATATATTTTTACAATTTGTGGATAATTACAATAATTTATATAATGGATCTTTACTTAGTTTGAATGACAATATTGGTGTTGATGCAAAACAATATTTGGCATATATTTCAAATAATTATTTCAATCATCCAATTGAAACATCGGACTCTTTTTTTGACTACTTTAGAAGACTCGATGAATATAATAAAACTATGACCTTTGATTTTTTAGATAAAAAGCTTGTTAATTTATTTAAAGCATTAAAACACTATGATGATAATAAATCATTATTAGATATATCAAATGTTTTTACTCAAAAATCTAAATATTATTTTGAATCATATAATGCTATCAGTGAACCAATTATCAATGCTATTAAAAACACATATCCAAATCATGCTATTATTACCATTATCCAAAATGAATATCATGAACAAATAAATAATGTAATTGATGTTATTAATTTAATGCACAAAACAGCTAATAACAATAACAATCAAGAAGAAAAAGATAAATTTAATAAATTATTTGATCGATTCATTGGTCCAGATGGTGCAAAAGAATTATATAAAAATATAATTATAATCGATGTAATTTATAATAGTTTTAAAACTGAAATAGATGTGCTCAATTTTATGAAAGATCATATTATTCAAAATTCATTTTATAATAATTTTCCGGAATTAATAGGCAGTTCTATATCAGAATCATATCACAATATTTTATCTTATTATACAAAACTTAAACATGATAATGAAATACTTATGGATAAAATATTGGGGAATGACAGCAAAATTGGATTGATACCCATATTGGGGAGAAGTTTAAATCATGGACAACGGGCTAAATTTTCATGGATTAAACATTTGGGACACTATCTCATCGAAGAATATTGGATCAAAATAGATGATCAATTAGTCGATAAACAATCAGGCGAATGGTTAGAAATATGGCACGAGATGACCACAAGAATCAAAAAAGAAAGAGGATATAATAAATTAATCGGCAATGTCAAAGAGTTAACAACATTTGATCATAAAGAAAAGCCAGAATATGAATTAATGATACCATTACAATTTTGGTTTTGTAAAAATATTGGTTTATCGATACCATTATTATCATTGCATAACACAAGTATTAGGGTTTATGTGAAATTACGAAAATTCGAGGATGTTGCCTTTTTTGAACCATTTACACAATTTATCCGAAAACCAAAATTATCATGTGATATCCTTGCCGAATATATCTATCTTGATGAAGAAGAGCGAATGACTTTTGCAAAATCCAAACTTGAATATTTGATAGATGTTGTTCAAACAAATGGTGATATATTAATTAATAAAAATAATATAGATGAATATGGACATATTAAGGCAATTACAAGATTTACTAATCCATGCAAAGAATTAGTCTGGTTGTTACAACGAATTGATTTTATTGATGGCAGTTTACCATTTGGTGAAAGAAAATGGAACGTCTATAGTTTTGATTTGGAAGGAACTATAAATCCAGCTAAAAAGGCATCTATTAAATTTAATGATAGGGATCGGGAAAGGATGAAAGAAATAGAATATTATAATAATGTCCAACCATATGAAAGACATTATTCTGACCTAAGTGTTGGTATTAACAATTATTGTTTTGCAATAAATCCAGAATCAATTTATCCAACAGGCGCCGCTAATTTAAGTAAAATCGATGATACGACCATTGAAATGAATTTAAAGAAGAAAGTTTTAAAAGATATGCGACTTACTCATGAGATCTTCAATAAAAACATTGTATTTAGATTGGCAATCTATGCCGTTACAGAAAATATATTGAGAGTATGTAGCGGATTAGGAGGACTCATCTTCGGACAATGAATTTTGCTTCGCAAAATATGCCTTCGGCATTAAGGCTATCGCCTAATTTTGCTTCGCAAAATATGCCTTCGGCATTTGGCTTCGCCAAATTCGCTTCGCTCATGAAAAATGTTTAAAATCTTTTAATTCGCTTCGCTCATGAATTAGGTTTAAAATGATATAAACATTTTGTGATATATTTGCATATGATTGATCGCGAAAATTTTATTAAACGAGTAAGAATTAAAAAAATAAAACAAAAATATAAACAAATTGCGAATAAAAAAGCACAGATTATTGAAATTAAAAAGAATTATAAAGAAGATTCGAATAAAAATTTACAGACCAATAAAATTATTAGAAATTATTATAAATTAATGGATGAAAGAGTTATTTATCGAATACTAAATAGCTTACATAATCGTATCTATTGTGAACTTAAACGATTGAATATTAAAAGAACATTTATGTATCGAGATGTATTAGGATGTTCAATAAATAAATTCGAAAGTCATCTATTAAATCTTATGAAAGAAGGAATGTCATTTGATAATTATGGAGAATGGGAGGTAGATCACATAGTTCCATTTTCTTATTTTGATTTTACCAATTTTGATGAAATCCATATGTGTTGTAATTATAAGAATCTCCAACCATTGTGGAAACCAGAAAATAGAGAAAAAGGCGCCAAATTAATTTATTCACCCACTATCACGAGCGAAGCGAGTTCGAGCTTTAGCTCGTAGCATGCTTTAGCATGCATGTTTACATTCGAACTTTAGTTCGTAACACATGCAATGTGTATTTTAAGTATAAATTTTTTTATACTTAAAATTATATGTCGGGGGGATTGATCCAACTAGTTGCCCGAGGGCATCAGGATTTATTTTTAACACATGATCCTCAAATAACTTTTTTTAAAATGGTATATAGGAGATATACTAATTTTACAATAGAAGAAATTCAACAAAATTTTTTGCATCCGCCTGATTTTGGAAAAAGAGTGTCGTGTATTCTATCGAGAAATGGTGATCTTATAAGGAAAATTCATTTAGTGATCGACTTGCCAAGTATACCTCAATTCAAAGATGAGAATCAAAATTGTGATGTGGTTGCAAAATTTGCATGGGTTCGTAAAATTGGTTATGCAATTATTAAAAATGTAGAAATAGAAATTGGTGGTGAGTTGATCGATAGACAATATGGTGACTGGTTAAATATATGGCAAGAATTATTTATTCCTCGTAGAATAGATTTAAATAAAATGATTGGAAATATTAGAGAGTTAACCGATTTTACAAATGGCAAACGGTCATATAGACTCTTTATACCCCTTCAGTTCTGGTTTAATCGGATAACCGGTTTAGCATTGCCAATCGTTGGATTACAATATAATTATATTAAACTTAACCTGGAATTAAATCCATTTGATAAATGTTATATCACAACACCGACAAATACAATATTACTAGAAAATGCATTTGTTAATTTTGAACCATATGAATATTTGATACAAACGACAGATGGAATAACATCCATTGCACAGTTCATTCATTTTGATATTATAGATAGAGTATTATACATTCAACGTATATCAGAAGATTCTTTTATTTGTCCACATGAAGGGAATTCTGAAAGAGTAGAAAAATTCTTAATAACCGGGTCAAGATCTGGTTTTCAGGCCATACCAAGAATCAATGCTATCGAAAGGATCTATAAAAATAGAACAATTAATTTTAAAAATATTTGTCTCAAACATTGCTTTTTATTGGTTGAATATGGATTCTTAGATGATGAAGAAAGATTAAGATTTGCTAGAGCAAGACATGAATATTTAATTGAACAGGTATTTTATAATGGTGAGGAGACTATCGATGGTTTGCATCAATCTTTTAAAGTAGGTTTTACTCAACCATGTAAAGAATTAATCTGGGTATCCCAATTAACTTTAGCTCAAGAATTGAATGAAACTTTCAATTATACTGACAATGTTGTTCTTAGTGAGCACGGACATCCAATCGGAAAAAATATAATAACACATGAAACTATATTATTTAATAGTCAAGAAAGATTATCATACAGGGATAGCCAATATTACAATTGGTTGCAACCTTATCAATATCATAGACATGGTCCTAGAGAAGGAATCAATGTTTATTCATTCGCCTTGCACCCGGAAAAGCACCAACCATCTGGAACTGCAAATTTGACTAGAATTGATAATGTTGATCTGAAAATTAGTGTTGTTCCTAAAATTAATTTTAAACATACCGCAAAATTAAGAATCTACGGAATATTCTATAATATTTTAAGAATTGCAAATGGTGTTTCAGGAGTTGTGTTCGCAGTTGACAACTGTGGTGGAAATTAAATTTTGAATTTCTGTAAAGATATCGAATAAGATAAATCATAAATATTTATAAAGGATCGAAGCCATTTAAAATGATAATATATTAAAGCAATCATCATATAATATCTAATAGGAAGCATATGATAGTTTTTCATAGTATGATACCATATTATGACAATTCACATAGTTGTGAGCGAAGCGAACCGAGCGAAATAAACAATTAAAACAATATCTATGAGCGAAGCGAATTGAGCGTAGCGAAACGCCGTAGGCGTTCGAACGAAGTGAGAAGGAGCGCTAGCGACATTTTGCGAAGCAAAATTTAGCGAGATTTTTGCGGTAGCAAAAATGAAAGATAAATTATATATTGTTCGATAAATTATTATTTGAAGAAGTTTTACTGTGGAAGTTGAAGAGGTCCTGTATAATTACGATTATCCGATCCAACTAAACCTTGGACTTTAGCAATAACTTGCATGATAAGATCTTCGGTAGCTTGATATTTACCATCAAGAGTTCGATAACGATCCATGAATTTCTGAACATATTGATTGACAGGCTCATTAATAGTGGTTGCCTCGTAATCCTTAAAAGTATTCAATAATCTATTATATTCATCGAGGAATGCAAGAGTTTTAATCATTTCATCTTCTAATTTTGTAAGTTTTTGAATATGATCTTTTAATCTCTGTTCCTCTGTGGATGAGAGAGTCTTGTTTTTAGCACGGAGATCAACTAATATAGCATCAAGATAATGTCTGAGGAATTTAGCTCCGGTTACTTGTCCAGGAGCATTGAACGAAGGGATAGTATAAGTTCCACCAATCATTTGTACCATACCCATATTAGGACTGAATCCTGGAGTACCGAATGGAGTTACAAATTGGTTGCCCATTTGATTAAAAAATGGTTGTCTCATTGTTCTGTCAACTTGTAAATATCCACGAAGTCTGCCAAAATCAACACCAACGGCAGCTCTGGCGGGAATTGGTCTATGCCAATCGAGTTTTAATTTTTCAGCATATTCTGATCTCTTAAATTTACCGGCAGCTTCTTCACTAGAACCAGAATAATTCTTGTTAAGAATAGCGGGATTAGCATTAACGAATTGAGAAACAAGATCAAGATATGATAAGATTTGATAAGTATCATTTTGATCAATCATTTGTTGGACCTGTACATCTGTAAATTTTTTCTTCATATAAGTATTGAGCCAGTGATTAACATCTTCGACTTTATAAAGTTGTCCTCCAGCTTCTGAATCATAAGATTGATATTTATGGAAGCCGAATTGTTGAAGGATACGAAGAGCAATAACTGGATGCATGTTCTTAATATCACTTGTTGCAGTCTTATAGAAATCTTGCATTTTGAGATCCTTTAAGAAATTTTCAATAGCCTTTTTATCTTGCGAAAGAAGAGCCTCGAACATGAATTTCTTGCAAGTTTCACCATCATCATTAACATAAGTACCGTAGCATTTATGACTAGCCTTAAAAACTTTTCTAGTTTCATCATCATTTGCCCCATATTCATAAGTTTTGCCATCAATTTTAACGAGTAAGTTACCATCTGCATTACGGGAAATGATTTGTCTATCAACCATATCCAACATCGCATATTGTTTTTCACCTTCTAAAACTTTCGTTTCAGTTGAAATTTCCGCTTTATCGACAACAAACATCCTCTTTCTGACAAGATCATCAACTTTAATATTAAATATTTTATCACCAGAGGGAGTTAAATTAATATTGGGGAAAAGTGCATTTGCAGCAGCATTGCCGACCATATCCCCTATGTAAACAGCCTGGTATAAGTCTCTAAATACATTTGCATTATTCGGTTTAGTAGATAGAAGGCGACTACCAGTTGCTCTGTACCAAACATTCTCTTGATTGGCAGAATCATATGCGGGTAAGCTTTGACCAATATCAACTTTATTCTGATTTTTTTTCAAATTTAATCTATAATTGTCTGGACTTGAACCAGCAGTAGCATATTCACTTTCTGGAGCCTGGGACCATCCGGCACCTCCTTTTTTCTGAAGCTGGACAAATCGATCATAAAAATCTTGAGTTTCTTTAGTATATTGATCCCATTTAGCAAAAACATTATCATAAAGAGCTTTGGCTTGTGGATTAGAGAGCGTAACGAATGGGGCTCCTGATCTCTTTTTTTTGGCAAGAATTGCGGCAATTGTGTTTTCCGTATCATCCACTATAGCCTGTTGATTTGCCGCAGTACCGTATTGAATTTTGACACTATTAATCGCATTACGTATTTCTGGATCAATATTCGCCGGCATGGGATTATTTTGTAATAGATATTTAGTGACATTTTCTCGAGCTTCATTAACAATCGCTGGATCTGTGGCTGGCATAAAAGCCGCACCAACTGATGGATCAATGTCACGGGCAAATGTTGCCGCATCAACTATAAAACTAACAAATTGTTCATTGATATCCTTATCACGTTGATCCGGTGATCTCTTTTCATAGAATTTAACGCCCATAAAATCTGCAGTTTGTGAGCCTTGACCATCAAAAAATGCCTTACCGGCAAGATTCCCTCTTAAATCGCTGGAATCAGAAGTAAATAACCACTTTCTCTCGTCTAGTGACATGTACAAAGTATATATTAATATTCACAGAAAAAAATATTATAATTTTAATTATACTGAAATAAAAATTCTATACTTTACTATATATAAATGCAAAATTTGAGTAATATAACTTGGTACTATATTATTATAGCATGTCTTGTCATTGTTATTTTATTTTTATTATACTCTAACTATCAATGTGCGACCAAATCATGTTCGATCAGTGTACAAAGAAATGAAAAATTTGAGGATGAAAAAAAAAATCAAGGTGAAATAGTATTATACTATGCCTCATGGTGTCCCCATTGTAAAAACTTTATGCCCGAATGGGATAAATTCGAAAATTATGCCAAGGATAAATTCCAAAGTTTAAAAGTCAACAAGATGCAATGCGAGAATGGCAATGAAGCTATTTGTAAAGAAAAAGGTGTTCAGGGATATCCAACTATCATCTTTTATGATCAGACCGGAAAAGCTAACATGTATGATGGTGATAGGACGATGGAAGGATTATTGGGTTATATAACTAATAAAGTCTAATTAAATTTTTGCAAGCAAAAATGAATGCTTCGCATTCTACGAGCTAAAAGCTCGAACGCCTCCGGCATTTCGCTTCGCTCAATTCGCTTCGCTCATAGAAAAGGTTTTAATTTTTTAATATAATTCGTAGATAAAGATTATTTCTTATGATATTTCTTGTATAATTTTCGTCCTAAATCAGTTAATTCTTTCTTATATTCTAAATGTTCCAGGAAATTTTTCGGAACATTTTGTATTCCATACAGAACACCATACAATCCTGCAGCAATCGCACCAGTTGTATCGGTATCACCCATATGAAGCATCGAATAAATCACTAATTTTTCCCAACTTTCTCCCGAATCTATAAGGCAATCATATGCAATAATGACAGAATCATCACCACCTGAACCAATAAATGCAGTCTGTTTTGCATCTTCATATAGTTTATTTGGTGTTGTTTGCTTTTTGAATCCAAAATTATCATAATAATATTTTCCTCTGTATACTAAATTTTTATCAGCTCTCCTTCTAATGGGGTTTTTTTTATCATCAAATTTATTTTCAATATACCTATGCCATTTCTCTATAAAAATATGATGATCTCGCTCATATTGTTCAACCTCCCGATCAACAGAACTCATATATTTACTTATTATACCAGATTTAAATAGATCTAATAGGGTAAAAGGCCAATCATTTATTTTAATTCGTTCTATTGCTAAAGCTGTGAATAGCGCACTAGCCAATGCACCTAAATATCCGACAGCCGAATTATTTGTCATCCTCCCGGATTCAATTGCTATCTGAATTAATTTATGTCTATTTTCTTTTCCATTAAAAGCTAAACCAATGCATAAACTTCTCATTGAAGCCCCGGAACCACCGGCATTGATATTATATGGTATTTCATTCCAATCGGCACCATCACGAAATCTTTTTAAGGCTCTCATGGTTGATTCTCCCGGATATCTTATCTCTAAGCCTTCTTTCTCGAATTGATTTAATGCATCAATAAAATTTTTCTTCAATATGTTGCCTAAAGTATTAATATTATTATAATTTTCTAATAATGCCGCCGTTGTTTGAATATGCATAATTGTATCATCTGATACCCTCCATCCCTTTAAGGAAATATCAATAATTCCTCCTAAATCGATAAATTCATATAATTTTTCCAAGGTTTTTTCAAAATCACCCTTTTTAAATTCCCATTCTCCATTTTTGAAACCAACTGTATCACCAACAGCGTGCATTATCATACATGAAATATATTTATCATCCATAAATTATACTATAAATTCAGATAATATTCTACGTCTAAATATATTTAAAAAAATGTCAAGTTAAAGTATAAATATAAATGTCAACCGTTAATTTATACGATGTACTAGATGTATCACAAGATTGTGCAACCAAAGATATTAAAAATGCATATAAAAAATTAGTACTAGAATTTCACCCCGATAGAATGGGCGGTGATGAAGAGATGTTCGAATTAATTACACATGCCTATAATATTCTTGTCAATACAGAATCGCGCGCAGAATATGATGAGATATATGCATTATCTAAACAAACTGATTCTTCACATTCTGATTTAAAACTTCAATCTAAAGTTTATTATGAAGCAGTAGATAATGAGTCAAAATTAAAGAAGAAATCCAGTGAAGATTATGACAAAGAATTTAAGAAAACATTCGAAGAACTTGATAGAAAACATGGCTATAGTCGAGATAATAATGAGAAAACTTTATCAGAAAAATCAACAAGTCAACGTTTAAGAGATCTGGAATTGGCACGAGAACAAGATGATATAGAACATATACATGAAAAATTATTCGATGAAGAATTGCCTTTCGATATAGGTAAATTTAATAAAGCATTTGATGAAATGCATAAAAGTCACTCAGAATTAATTCCACATCAGGGTAATCCGGCAGCCTGGAATACAACCAATGATTTTACATCTGTATTCAGTTCAGTTGGTGATTATGAAAAGTTATATGCCGATGAAAACGACGACAATGCATTCAACACAAATACTTATGGATCCGTTAAATTAAATAATGATAAGAAAAAGAAGTTATCTAAAGAAGATATAGAAAAAATGCAACCGGCTGAATATACCAAAGCACATAATTATAAAGATGATAAATTTGGAAAATCTTTAGAAGAAAAAATAAAAGCAAGAGAATTGGATAGCAAAAAATTTGAGGAAAGAGAAATGAAAGATTTTGATACAGATTCAGGATGCGGTGGTTATGGAATTTTTGAACAAATTGGAGCTAATAATTTTAATAGCATAACGTGGGATGTTGGAGATAAAAGTGATCTCAAGGCAAGATATCAAAAGTTGCTTGAATTGAGGAACAGCGAAAATTTCAAGTAAATATCACTCGCTTCGCTCACAAGTGGATTTATTATTCATGATAGCTTTAAAACCTTGTAAAAATAATTCATCTTTGATTTTATCATTTATATCAAAATTGATAATATTAAACATCTCAACATGTATATCAATGGTACGTTTTTCGAATCCTTTTTTTGAATACAATTGCATACCTATTGTTATGCAATTTAATACTCTTAAGATATAAGTTTCCAAATTATCGATGTCATTCATTGTGTTTTCCGGATCTACTAATAATATGCCTAACACATCATCTAACACCTCACCCAATTCATTTTTAAAAATATTAATTGGATAATTGTCTATGCACCCTCCATCGATGTATAATTTATTTTCATATTTTACAGGACAATAAATAAAAGGAAGGGATGATGACATACGAATACTCAGGTATAATGGCATGTCTGGATAGGTATCATATGAAATGTAACAAGGTTTCATTGTATTGAGACATACAGCCGTAAAAATTAATTTCTTTTTTGTAATATCATATAATTCTTTCAATGTAATATTTTCATTAAATCCTTTTTTTGAAATGATTTTCTTTAATACATATTCTACACGAGAACCAGAATCAAGCCCAAATGATCCAATATTTGTTATACTAAAATCTTTTAATTTTGCCATATTAAATAATTTTATAAAATCATACATTTCAGCCGGAGAATATCCAATAACATACATTGCAATCATTAGACTTCCGATTGATGTACCGGCAAATTCTTCAAATTTATCTAAATAATTAAGTTTATCTAATGCATAAAGTGCACCAATATGAGCAATTCCTTTAACTCCTCCACCGCTTAATACTAATTTTCTTTTGTACATCAATTTTGTTTCACAAAATGTCGCTGACGCTCCTTCGAACGAAGTTCGAACGCCTTCGGCGTTTGGCTCCGCCAAATTCGCTTCGCTCATTAAAACGGATTTATTCTTTAATTTCGTTGGTTTTTTATCATCAATAAATTTTGTTTCACAAAATGTCGCTGACGCTCCTTCGAACAAAGTTCGAACGCCTTCGGCGTTTGGCTCCGCCAAATTCGCTTCGCTCATTAAAACGGATTTATTCTTTAATTTCGTTGGTTTTTTATCATCAATATTTGGTTCTTTTTCCATATACATATAATTTAATATTCTATTTATATATTATAAACTTACTAACTATATGGACAAAATTAACATTAATAATTTATTTCCCTATGCAAATGATTTTAAACCATTAGATGTATATAGTTTATATCATACAAGAGACAAACAAATAACTAATAAAATTAATTTTAACATTGAAAGATTAATTAAACTAAGAGAAGAAAGGAAAAATAAAATACTCATTCAATATGAAAAAATATTTAATATGTGTTTGAAAAAAATAAATACGGCGAATAATTTGAATAAAACAGAAATAGTTTATGATGTACCTGAAGCTATTTTTGGATATCTGGAATATAATCGTCTACGATGTCTAGAATATATTGAAAAAAAATTAAAAGATATGCACCTAGATGCTCTGATATTAAATAATAAAACGATTTACGTCTCCTGGTTAAATCTAGGTGATAATATGAGGCATTATGCAGATAATAATAAAAACTAATTTTATTTCCTCATTTTCTTACCAATCTTCACCAGTAAATCTAGGATAAAGACCAACACAATTCCTGCCAGGATAATTATCAAAATTTCTTTCAGATTGTACCCTATATGATTTATATCAAAATATTCAAATACTGGATCTTCTTTAGGTTTTATATTTGTATTTATAGGATTATAATTATTTAATAATTTTTTTCTTATTCTTTCATTGATTTTTGTTTTACAGTATTTACATTTTTTGACATGATTATAAACAGCACCATTGTCGGAACTCATCATCGAACATGAGTCAGATTCCTCATTCAAACTCTTTATCATTTTATTTATACATCGATCGTGATTGATTTTTCTTCCATCATCGAGTTTAGGTACTTGAGTTGGTATAAATGACTCTTCTGATAAGTTATTATCCATGAAAGATAAATTTTCTACAGATGCTGCATTTTCACTCTCTTCGGGTCTGTTATTAGCATGGTTATCAGAGGAAATCGGAAGATTATTCTTATTGTTTAAATCTTTAATATCTGTACCAAAATATGGTCCTTTGGCACTATAATCCCCCTGTGCTGTAAAAAATGCGGGAAATATATTATTTGATACTGCACTGACATCTAAATTATTATAATTATCAAAAACTTCCGGTTCTTGATCTTGTTGGTAATTTATCATATTATTATTTTGATTTCTCCCCCCATATTCTGCTAGTTGTTTTTTGAGAGAATTATCAAATGCCTCGTTTACGGCACAGTAATTCATATATTTACAATTGAGAAATAAAACTGGGGATTAAAAATACATACTATATAGTATGTATCGCGTATTAATATAAAAATAAAGTTTCTATTAACAATATAATAATAATATTATGAATAATCAAGAAAATCATGAGGCCAATCTTTTGAATAATAGTATATCTTATGATTACATGATGGATAAATCAAAACGTGAATACAAAGACGATCATCATGATAATAATGACAATGATGGTAAGAAAAATGTCATGGATGAAATCATGAAAAATCTTGACAAATTACCAAATACTGAAACGGATATGTTATTTCAATATATGGCAAATCCTGATAAACTTAAATCACAAGATCAAGTACAATTTTTTGAAAAAGATGCTTATACTCACCACGAAACGCAAGATAAACATCATAATGAATCTATTAATGATTATGTAAATAAAGATCAAGATCAAAAAGGTTATGGTGATGATAATCACAATACACCTAAAGCGAGTGCTTACGGTCCTTCATACGGAGATGGTCCCGCTTATGGAAATGGGTTGTCACAAGGAGATATGAGTCAACCTAATGATAAGTATTGCGGATTTGCAACTGAAGAAGACTTGAATTTAGCGAAATTAGACATGTTAAGAAAATTAGGAGAATTAATGAATCAACATGGTGTCAAACTATCGCAAAACTATAGCATGAATTCTGATTATAAAGCTATGAAATACGAATATGAATTACATAGAAGTATTCGGGATAAACATAATGGTGTTAAATGGATGAGTAATTTATTATTAAATGTTACATGGGGTTTAGAAATAGCCAATGATGCATTTAATCCATTTGAATTCACACTTAAAGGATGGTCTGAACAAATGAATGATGATATCGACGAATATTATGATGTTTTAGGAGAATTATATGAAAAATATTTCAAATCAGGTAAACCAATACCACCAGAGTTTAAATTATTATTTATGATGGGCGCAAGTGCTGTGAAATTTCATATTGCTCATACCGCACTAGGCAAAATACCTAATTTATCTGAAGCATTATCACAAAATCCAGAACTTGCTAAAAAATTAAACGAACAAGCGATTTCTGAAAATATTAAAAAGCAAAATGAAAAACAAAAAGAAACATTCGGCAAAAAATTAGAAGAACAGCATGAAACTGCAAGAAAGAAATCAGAGGAACTACAAATTATAAAAGACAAACAATCCGAATTAATCAAATCACATCAAAAAACACAAGAGTCGCAAAAAGAATTTATGGAACAACATTCCGCTCAACAACAATTTATACAACAACAAATGTTTCAACAACAAGTTATGCAACAACAATTACTCGAAAAACAAAAGAATTTAGAAATATTACAAAAACAACTTAATCAACAAAGATCAGACACTCGATCAATGTATACAAATAATACCCATACAACTGAAAAGAAAAAAGGGAGTCAGCGAACAATGCAACCACCCGTAATTCCGGAAAGTCTCAAAAATAAATTTTCATTAAAGAGAAAAGAACAAAATATATCAGATTATAATGATGCCATGAATATCGGTATCGGTGCACTTATGATGAATGATGGCAATAAAATTAATATTAATCCTGAAGTTGAAGACATCATAAATAATAAACTTAATGATACTCATAGTGTAATTAGCGACAATGATAGTTTTGCGTCGAAAGATAGCAGAAGTAATGCTAGTAAGAAGAGTAGGAAAAGATCAACACTCAAAGTTAAGACCTAAGCGCGCCAAAGCGCCAGTGCGAAGCACTGAACAAACTACGTTTGTTTAATTTTCAAAGAAAATTATTTTCCTTTGGAAAATCTTTTTAAGTAGTTTTCATATATAAGACTTAAAAATATAACGCATTATTATAAGTAATGGACAATTTTGAAGACACATTAACTAATAGTAACAAACAATTAAATCAACAAAAACGAGGGAGAGGACGCCCTCGAAAAAATCAAATTGTTACAAATACTGATCAATCCAAAAAGAAAAAAACATTACAAAATAAAATCGTTGAAGAGTCGATCATATTACATCTTCCAATATCCCTCGAAGATTTTCATACTATGAAAAATAATGTTATTTTTGATAATAATGATAACAATACAGGATCATCAAATGAAGTTGTAAATAATGATAATATATTTACTATAAATGATATCGATAGTAATTCTGATTCGTTAAATTCTAGTAATGATACGAATAACATAAAAGTGTATGATTTAAAACAAAAGGTTAAAGAACAGGAATCTATAATTAAAAATTTAGAAAAGGAAATTAATAATTATAAAGAGTTGTTAAATGACCCAATTACCGGAATAAATACACGAAAAGTAAATAAGATGAATATAAATTTTATTGATTCGACTACAGGTAAAAAAATTATAATTGAAAAAACAAACATAGCCTGTTGGTGGTGTACATATAATTTTGATACAGTTCCTTGCCTCTTACCCGAAAAATTTTATAATGATACATTTTATGTTTTCGGTTGCTTCTGTTCATTTGAATGTGTAGCACATTATAATTTAAAGATGGATGATAATGCTGGTGTCTGGTATAGATATAGTTTATTGAAAAAATTATACAATACAATTTTCAATAATAATAGTGAAATTGCCTTAGCACCTCCGCGAGAAGCTTTTGAAAAATTTGGTGGTCCTCTTAAATATGAAGAATATCGTAAAAATTGTAAGAACTGTACTAAAGAATATCGCTTCATTATGCCTCCTATGACCTCTATTGTGCCTCTCATAGAAGAAGGTATGAAAGATGTCACCAAGGTCAATGTTAGTTTAGCAGACATTAACAAAAAGCAACGCTTCAAAAGAACCAAACCATTACCGCATATGAAAAATACTTTGTTGGAAACATTAGGTATTAAAGAGAAAAGCTTTTCCTCCGGAAAGTAATAGGTTTATTTTGTTTCCTTTTTATTTTTTTGTTTATACCCATGTAGAAAAGCATCACATAGATCATCTTGTTTTACATAATCTTTTATCATATCCAAACTATCTTTAATATTATTATCTTCCAACACTTTCTCTGTATATATGATTCCTAATTCTTTTGTGGAATCATAATTAAACTTATATTCGGTATAATTTTCATTACTCTCATTACATCGTTCTTTATTAGCTTTTAATTCGATCTCTAATTTACAGAGCCGACATTTACATTCTTGATTTTTTATTTTAGCATGTCCGGTAATTTTTTTATTTATTTTATCCACTAATTCTTTTGTGATTAAAATTTTAGACGATGGTGCAACAAATTTAACTATTTTGTCTTTAGAATTATGTGATTGGAATAAAAAAACAAAATAAGAAAGTAAAGATGATGATACTGACTTCATTATTGGATTAATGTGAGTTGGTTGATTTTCTATGTAAACTTCATCGATGTCCTTAAAATCTATTTCTGATAATTTATTGTACATTTTCTCACACAATTTTTGAGGATCCATTGTATTTTTCTTTTTGATTAATCGTGGTGATAGTTCTTTTATTTTATTTTTAAGTATTTTTTCTTTATGGGTTTTACAACAAATATCATTATCTATTTTAAAATTAGCCTTCTTGTTGCATACTTTATTAGTTCTTGGAGCTATGGATTGACATTTCTCATCTATTATATTAGTAACATGTTTATTCTCAAAATCTGATACATCTATTTCCTGTTGAGATTTATGTGTTTGGCAATAATATTTTATTTCATTGTCTTTATCACAAAAAAATTTTGCTTTTTTACCACAAATTTTATTATTTGGTTTCTTCAATGGTGCACAGCAGGTTATTTCATCACTATCTGTTAGATTAATGATAGCCCATTTTATGATTTTGAATGTCTTGTCTTCGTTTATTTGTATAATACAATAAGCCAAATTTTTAATGCCGACATCCCATGATAATATTTTGTTCATATAAATAAATAAAATAAAAATTTATAGGCATTTTAAACTTGCTCATTTGATATATTTGCTTTTAATTTTATCAAAAATAAGATCACGAATTGCATATGGACTAGGACTAATCGCGGGACCATATTCTTCCTTATATTTATCTATGCTACCAAATATATCTGCTATTTTAGGTTTTGTTTGCACTAAATAATCTACTATTTTGATAATATTCTCAATTAATTATATATCAATTTTTTTATTAGATCACTTCTTTGATGCTTTTCTTGATCCTTTTTTGCTTGTTTTTCTTTTGCTTGTTTTTCTTTTTGTCGTTGCTGTTTTTTTTGCTGGTTTTTTAGATCCTCCTTTTTTTGCCGATCCTTTTTTACTCTTTTTCCTTAAAACATATTTTCTTTTTTTTGTTGTTGCTGTCGGTTTAGGTGTTTGGCGTCTAATGGGTTCATCAGAATCTTCAGATGAATTTGTTGGTGATGATGATTCAGAATCATCTTCATGACCACCGATTCCATATTCATAATGATATGGCATGACTGATGTGCTGAAATCTGAATTTATTGGCAATACTCTCGTATCTGTTGTCGACATAATATTTCCGCCTATTTGTGAATTTTCTGTGTCAATCGGAATGAATTCAGAATCAAATACTTTATTGTGTAGACTTAACAATTTATTATTAATGTATGATGTCTCCGAATTAATATTAATTACCTTTTTGCCAGGTGTTGATGTTGTAAATAATGATGTACTAACATTAACATCCTCTAATTTCTTATCTGGCTGGACATTTTCTGATAAATTATAAAAAATATCTGTATCTGGTTCCATATAAGTATATCTAGAATTTTTTTTATTCAATTTATTATGCTCATAGATACTATATTAATCCATATAATGGTGAGCAACGCGAACCGAGCGAAGCGAGATTTTTTATTGATAAATCAATAAAAAATGAAAAGTGACTTAAAAATAAGGAAAAACCATATAAAGAAATATCTATATATATAATTATTAATGAATCAAACAATACTAGCTAAAAATTTAATTTCAAAAGAGGACTTTAATTTCAAAGATTTACCGGATGACTTACGCATTTCAACTATGACCATTACATGTAGTTTTAACACACTCATCGACACTAAGAATGTAGGAAAATATATCGATTTAAGTTTTGGAGGTATAGTTTGTGTCAAATATAAGACCAATAATAATCGATCGGATTATAATATGTTAACTCGATCACTCATAAAATTAAAAAAAATAAGAAAGAACAAAAAGAATAAAAAAAGAAAAAACTTCTTTAATCAAGCTACTTTAATAGTAGATGTTAAAAATAAAAGAAGAATCAATGTCAAAGTATTTAAGAATGGCTCTCTTCAAATGACAGGATGCCGCTCGATCGATGATTTCGAAACAGCATTAAATATTGTATGCAATGAATTAAGAAAAAAGAAAGCAGTCTACAATAAAATAACTCAAAAAATCGAAAAAAGAAGTTATCTAACAAATTATGAGGAAATGGATGTGAATAAAATGATCAATTTCAAAGTAAGAATGATTAACAGCAATTTCAATGTAGGAATCAAAATAGATAGAGAGAAATTATATGAATTAATATCAAAATCTACGACGCGTTGTATCTACGAGCCTTGTATCCATGCATGCGTCAATATCAAATATTTATACAAAGAAAAAGATATCATATCAATCTTTGTGTTTGAAAGCGGATCAATCATCATCACAGGAGCCAAAATAAAAGATCACATTGTAGAAGCATATAAATTCATTACCAAAGTTTTGTTTGAAAATTATGATAAGATAATAAGAAAAAATTTCGATGAACTATTGGAACGAGATGATATTAAATTATTAATCGAACAGAGCAAAGCAATCGAAGTCGAGTGATGAAGTGTGTTCTCAATTTATTTATTTGAAGCAATAATATAATAGTATTTATACAATATTATTATGTTTAGTTGATTTAATCGGCAAATTTCCATTTATAACCTCTACCGGTTTTCGCTTTGCCGTTACAACAATTCGAAATATTTCCATCACCAGTGAGTCCAAGAGCTCTCGCAGCATCTCTTATAGAAACAAATGTATTTATTATTTCATTTGTTTTCGGATCTATTTGATGGACTCTTTTCGATACCGAATGATCACTATTTTCTTTTGGCGTAGCCCATTCTAAATTTTTATAGTAATTATTTGTTTTAATTTCATCGATATGATTAACAAAATATTTAGCATCCGTTTTACCATCAACAAATAGTGATCCTACTAATTTATGTATATCGATACTTGCAGCCTTTTTGGTATTTTTATTTTGTAAAGTAACGAATGGATATCCATTCAAATCAAGTGATGGAGTGAGATATTGATTTTTTTTAATATTTTTCACATTACCATAATTTGATACTTCATAAATACTAAAATCTTTTTCATTAATTATTCCAATATTTTTAAATTCTTCATCTGGTTTCAATTCGATAGCCGTTTTCTCTTTCTTATTTTTATATTTCCAAATATATCCATATACTATTTTACTTTTACCTCTTAAACAATTGTAGATATTATATTTACAATAATCTTTATTATTATCTATAATTTCTTTCATATTTTTCCATTCTTTAATTAAATTCATATCTAAATCATATTGTGTTATAGCATTAGCCGATGATATCTTAAAATTTTTAACATATGATTGACTATTTTCTTGTTTAGTATGCCATCTGAGATTTTCTAGTCTATTATCTAATTTTTTATTATTGATATGATCGACAACGATATTATCAGCATCTGGTTTCTCATTTAAGAAAAAGGTGTAAGCCATTAATATGTTAACTCGAAATAATTTAGCTTTTTTATCTTCTAACAAATTAGATAGGTTGAGTGAATGATATCCACTTATGATTGTAGGATGTAATTTTCTATTAGTTTCTTTATTTATAATATTGCTTTTTGTGGATATTATATAGTTTTCATAACCAGGAATATCTAACCATATTTCACCATTTGATTTTGGATAAATGAATTTTGCTATCTTTAGTTTCATATGATGTTTTTTAAAATCATTACCGTTTACCCATTTAAGATTTGAAACGGTATTATTTATTTTATCACCATCAATATGTATAACATGTAATAAATTATCTGGATTTGGTATAAATTGTTGTGCTACTAAAAATGGGATTGTCATCTGTGTTCGCTTATTATCTTTAGATAAAGCACAGATTAAAATACCGCAATGTTTTTTTTTTATTGGTTTCAAAATTTTATTTGTAATAATATTTTTAACTGCCCCATTCTTTGAAACCTGATATAAATTTTCATAATCTTTTACATCTTTCCATATTTCATCATTTGAATCATTATATACAATTGGTTTGTTGATGATTTTATTCATCTTTAATAATTTATGATGTTTTTTCATATCACTGTTAGTTACCCATTTAAGATTAATAACATTATTATTTGATTCATTACCATCAATATGAATAATAAAAGACAAATTATCAGGATTTGGAATGAAATGATTTGCAACAATACGATGTATTGGTCTTTGTCTATCTTTTTTTGATAAATAGTATTTATTACTATCTCCCATTGGTTCTAAAAGTGTATTTGTGATTATATTTTTAATTTTTGCAGTATTTGAGACTTGATAAAGATCTTCATAATTTATGACTTTTTTCCAATTCTCTTCCAAATTTTCCATAACAATATATAATTATATATTGTTACCTTTAAATCGATTTTTTTAAGCCTAATATTCTATACTCTTAAATTGGGTATCATTAATGTAAGGGTTGCCTTTAAGGTTATCCATAACGCATGTATCAAATCTGAATGATTGTTCTGGTAGTTTATTCGGAGTTCTGGTATACATTTGAGGAATGCACTGGAGTGGATTCTGCCATATTGCTTGTCCATAAACATCTCTATTGATTTGGATTGGTTCTGCAACTTCAAACAGAGTGAAATCGGGAATTGGACCAATGTCATAGTTACTTGTTGTTGGTGCACCTCCGTCCCGAACAAACATAGATGCTTCTTTATTAATATCCATGAGAGCATTTTCAGCATCTTCTCTTAATCTGGTTTTGAGTCCTTCTGTTAAAACTAGAGGTCCCTGATATGTTTTATTTTGAGTTAGCTGTCTCAATGTTGTTGGAGCTACTGTTGTTTGGGCATCAACTTGATATGCTCCTTTGTCCAATTGTTTTGAGTTTAATGGTCCTTGATATGTTTTGTTTTGAGTCAATTGTCTTAGGGTTGTTGGAGCCTGAACTTCTTGAGCCAAATAACCACCTTTATCATATTGAGCTTGTCCTAAAGGTCCATTTTGTGGTGTGTTTTGAGTTAATTGTCTTAATGTAGTAGGTGCTTGTACTTCTTGTGCTAAATAGCCACCTTTGTTGTATTGTTTTTGTCCAACTGGTCCATATTGTGTCACATTTTGAGTCAATTGCCTTAGTGTTGGAGGTGCCTGCATACCTTGTACCGCAACTTGATAACCGCCTTTATTGAGATTTTTATTTCCTAAAATACCGAGTTGTGTTACTTTTTGAGTTAATTGTCTCAGAGTTGGTGGTGCCTGGATACCTTGAACTTCGACTTGATAACCTCCTTTATTCAATTCACGGGATCCAAGCGGTTGATATTGTGTTGTTTTTTGAGTTAATTGTCTCAAAGTTGGTGGTGCCTGGATACCTTGAACTGCAACCTCATATCCTCCTTTATTTAATTCCATCGATCCTAAAGGTTGATATTGTGTTGTTTTTTGAGTTAATTGTCTTAAAGTTGGTGGAGCTTGTATGCCTTGAACTTCAACTTGATAGCCTCCTTTGTCAAGTTCCTTAGAACCAAGAACACCATATTGTGTTGTTTTTTGAGTCAATTGTCTTAGAGTTGGATCAGGAATATTCGTCTGGTAGTCCCATGCATAACTCTTTTGCCATTCGGGGCCTGCTGGGTTATTCCATGTCTTTTTTTCTGTTATGTTTCTCAGTGTTGGATCTGGAATGTTCGTCTTTGTGTCCCATGCATAACTCTTTTGCCATTCAGGTCCCGCAGGATTATTCCAGGTCTTCTTTTCTGTCGTGTTTCTGAGAGTTGGATCTGGAATATTGGTCTTGTAGTCCCAGGCATAACTCTTTTGCCATTCGGGTCCTGCAGGATTATTCCATGTTTTCTGTTCGGTGGTATTTCTGAGAGTCGGATCGGGGATATTCGTTTTAGTATCCCAGGCATAACTTTTCTGCCATTCCGGACCTGCTGGATTATTCCAGGTTCTATTTTGTGTTGTCAATCGGAGAGTTGGCTTTGCGTGATATGTATTTTCAGTATAAGATGTATTTTTTTCTAGATCTACACCTGTAATATTTCTCGGTGTATCACTCAGAAAGTTTTGTCTAGCCGGAGTATGATATTTTTCTCTGACAAATTTAGGTCTTGGTTCCTCTTCCTTTTCAAATTCAGCGGGACCATACCAGGCTTTTGATGTTTGTTCTCTTATTGTTATTGGAGCATCAACATTTCCATAAATAGAAGGACCCCGGTAATAACCTAAAGATTTCTGCATATCTCTCGGATCTAACTCGGCAAATCGAGGAGGTCCATGTTGTGCAACATTCGGAATTATAGATCTTCTATCACCTTTTTTACCTGGTATAATTGGTACACCATATGTCACTTTTGGCTTGGTGGCAACACGAAGTTCATCAACATTTTTAGGCAGAATTCGGTAAGAATCATGGAATCCCTGAGTTGAAGTTTCATTGTATCCCAGGTTGAGTCCGGGGGTGACTCTGACCGGTTGATGGATAAATTCATTTCTTCTTTCTTTTGATGGTATGAACCTGGATTGAAAATAATCAGTGAAGTTAGGAGTACCGTAAATCCATGTTAAGCCAACTTGCGGATTAAATAATGGACGTCTTTCTGTTCTTGGTCTGTAATTCGGATCATTAACACTACCCGTAAATAAATCCACTTTCCTTTGGAGTGTATCACCATATGCTTTTTGTGCTAGTGAATTGGCTCCAGTACCTTTATTTAATCCTGATTTAAAATAAGGAACCATGTTATTGTGAACAAAATTTTTATTATCTACTACTCCATATGTCATATCTTTGTTATCAAAATTAGAGTAATTTCCTTTTAAAGCCAGGTTTCTCTCCATTTCGAGTCGAGAAACATCTCCGAATTTTCCAGTTTGTGGAGGGGCATTATTACTGGAATAAGGTCCAGTTGGATTATCAAACTTCAAAGAATCAAATTGACTTAAAAATGCATTATTCGGCTCATTACTTATTTGATTTACAAATTGTTTCTCATGCTGTTTTGCATTTTGCAATATATTTGATTTTTTAAAGAATGCCATATAATCATTATTCAAATTCATACTTTGATTGGATCGTAAATTTGATCCATCATCTGAAAATATAGAATCTTGATCATTATTTTTCATTTTATACATATTGTTGAGATAATAAAATGATCAAAAATATCATACCAACAATTAAAGATATAAATGAATGTGAATTGGTAGTGGGCTTTAAATTCTCCATTGGTTCGATATGTAATTCTTTAAAATTTTTGATATCATCCTCATCCTTTCCTTTAAACTTACAATGGCATGGAATACCCCACTCAACTATCTTGTCCTGTTTCTCTTTTTCTTTTAATTCTAATTCCTTCCTTTTGATATTTTCCAGGTATTGATGTTTATGATAGGCTTCTCTTTTAGCTACAGCTTGTAATTGATTATAAAAAGTTGGAATGACACCGGTTTGCATTGGATATCTTGCTAAAACTGTATTATTGCAAATTAATTTATTTAGATAATTCTGTAGTTGTCTATAAGAAAAATTATCATATATGTTATTGCCTATTATGGGATCCCTTTTAACTCTAGAATAATCAACTATTCCAAAAGAGCAGTCCATTTATAATTATATCATAAAATAAAATAAACAAATATATCTCTATTTCTTTAACTTCTTATTGGGATTACCGGGTATGATATAACTTTGAGTTATTTGATCATACGTTCTTTTGTTAGTTTGATTAACTGGTATTTGGGGAAGTGATTTTTGAGGAATATGCGGTGGTTTATTTGGTTGTACCGGTACCATCAGAGGCTTTGGACATATTACCGGTGTTGGTTCTTCATCACTTTCACAATCATCACAATCATCTCCTTCCTCATTTTCACCATCCCCTTTATCTGATTCCTCACCCTCTTCGCACTCTTGGCTGCTATGTTCCTCATCAAAGAGGTCATGATTTATTAAAGTAGACTCATGTTCATAAATTTCATTGAATTGGCTTGCATGTTGCAGAACCGATTTTCTAATATCATCTATTTGAGTGTTTGAAAATCCGTTTTTGTTAAGATCATTATAAACTGTAGTTGTGCAGAGTTTTGCATATAAGTCAAGAAACAATGTATAAGCATCTCGAACACTATTTATCTTAGCCCATGTTTTTTCATCAACATGATCCATAGATTCGATCATTTTCTTGCTGAATTCTTTTTTATCCATAGAAAGTTCAAAGAATGGCATATTTAGCGTCATGCTGACTTTTTCTTTTGTGAATAACTTATCGATGAGTTTTTCAAGAAATAATTTCGTTTGATATTTTCTTCCTATGTTTTTAGTCGTATAAGTATTTGTAAAAATATTAGTATATTCTGGCTTATTTATTAATGTTAAGACTGTTAGATCATATAACACAGACAATTTATTTCTGAAATATCGTCGGGCTATTTCTGAAGGTGTCGTATCATTGATATTGGTATTGAAATCTTGGAATTCCGGAGTAGAATAAAGTTTAGCGTAAAGTTGAGCGAAAGATCTAGCAAATGATTCAGTTGTCATTATAGAATAATATAATGATAGATACATTAGAATAATACAATTAATAAATCAATTTTTTGAGGGGATATAGGGAATTAAATTTCCAGGATAGCTAGCTTCAATATCTGGTGGATCAATATTTAGTCTTTCATGAATCCAATCAATATATCTGAGTCTAAATTCGATAGATATTAAATCATCTATTTTTAATAAAATTTTTTTGGGATTTTTTGTGAAAAAATCTAATCTTTTTTTCATCGAAGTTTTAAGATATTTCTTTATTTGTTCTTTATTAGTAAATGGTTTTCTGTTTGATTCGTCAAGTATGAATATATTTTCTTTTCCGAATTGTTTCTTTAATAATTGTTTCAAAGATGGTAAAGTAGCATTTCCATTTACCATCTCCAAACCAAATACTATGAAGCCAGAATCAAAACATTCACATTGATTCAGTGAAGTAGGACATCTGAAATCATTACCTTGATCTGAACCAGTTGTTATGAAACCATGCTTCCAAAAATATAAAATAATGTTTTTTAGATGCTCATCTACAGGAACTTCTTTACCAGCATCAGGATGTCCTTTAGGAATGGTCAGGAAGAAGAAATCATGACTTTGATGTGGTTCGACACTATTTCTTAATCTTTTTTTAATTAGATCATAATATTTTTGTCTATATTTTTTATATTTTTTCTCATAGTCAATGAATTGTCGAGACATATATAATGACATAATAAATAAATCATTACATATTGATATTAGAAAATGTTAGAAAATTTAGTTGGCATATTCCCATTTATAACCATAGCCTTGTTTGAATTTGGATGGATTTTTCAAATGACGGGTTATACTGATAGTACTATTCAGATTTAAATATCTTTTGGCAGTATTTATTGATTCAAAAGTATTTAAAATAGCTCCTGTTGTAATATCTATTTGATTTATCATAATACCTAATGAATAAATAATGTTTTCGGTGTTAGTAACCCACTCGAGATTTTTATAGTAATTATTATGTTTATTTTCATCTAAGTGATTTACGATCTTTTTTTCTTCAGTTCTCCCATCAACAAAACAATGCGCGACTAACCTATGAACGACAACCTTGAATTGTTTTTTACTATATTGATCTTTTAAATTAATACCTAAATAGTTTCCCGATTTACATAATTTAAAATATATATTTTTTCTCAGACTTTTAACATTACCATAATTTGAAACTTCATATTTAGAAAAATCTTTTCCCTCAAAAATGCCCACATTTTTAAATGTCTCATCGTCTCTAAGAATAACGTTATCTTCATATTTATAACACCAAATGAATCCATGCGCATATTGATATTTACCATTTATACAATTATATATTGTACCTCTATCATAGCCGCATTCACTAATTATTTCATTAATACTATACCATTCACCTATTAAATTCATGTTCTTATCATATTGTAGAATCGGTTTATGATATGGTTCTTTATAATTATTACAATAATTTTCTGAATTTTCTTTATATGTAACCCATTGTAAATTTATGGCTCTATTATTTAGTTTATTGTTATCTATATGATCAACTATAATTTTATTTGTTGGATCATCATTGTTTTTAAATGCTTTAGCAACTAGCCTATGAACTCTTGCTGATTTATTAATACCAATATCTGAAGCTATATATACTCTATAATAACTATTATCAATAGTAGGTTTTAAAATATTATTTGTAACAATTGATCTAATTCTTCCTAAATCGGAAATTATGTAATTACTAAACCCATTAGCTGGAAGCCAATTCTCTAAGGCATTATCTTTTTTATTAATTTCTTCCAATTTTCTTTTATTATTTTCAGTTTCTTGTTCAGTTGTAATCCATTCTAAATTTTTATAACAATTATTTTTAAGATTGTCATCTTTATGATTTATTATAATCTGTTCATTATTATTTCTAGGTATAAATAAGTGAGCAACTAATAAATGAATTTGAATAGTATAACATTTATTATTGATGTCATATAATTGAATAGTATTGGATTTTTTGTTATTTTCATTAATTTGCAAATGATTTGTTCGATTTTTATGTTTTCCTTTACCATAATTAGAAATTTCATAATTTGAAAAATCTATCTCTTTAAATATTCCAACATTATTAAATACTTCATCATTTTCTAAAGGTTTAATTTTTTCAGTATCAATCTCATATTTCCATATAAAATTATAAGCAGATGTACTTGTTCCATTTAAAGATTTATAAATATGACCAGTATAATAGTCAGTTTCTTCAATTAATTCTTTAATATCTCTCCATTTTTTAATTAAATTCATTTCCATATCATATTGTAATATCGCTTTATTGGTATTTCTTTTAAAGACATGATTACTTAGTACTTCTTTTTTAGCCCATTTTAAATTGCTTGCCTTATTATTAAATCTGTTACCATCAATGTGAATAATTTTAGTTTGTTCTGGATCATCTTTGGGGACAAAATGTTCTGCTACTAATTTATGAATTCTTTTTTTTCTATCATTCCCTTGACCAATATTAACATAACTTTTATATCTATCTTTCATTGGTTCAACTATACAATTTTTAATAACATGTTTAACTCTACCTAAATCAGATATTTGATAATTTTCATGTTCATTTACTGGTAGCCATTGTTCTTTCTTGTTAACCATCAATAATTAAATTATATTTATTTAATATAGTTTAATATGAATTAAATCTTTAAGTCATTTTGTTAAAAATCTTTAAATAGTTTTAACAAGTTCCTGACGGGCAATTAGAGTAACCACGCGGTCTATACATTTTAACGGAGTTTCTGCAACCACCATTTCCTTGGAGCTCTTCAGGTAGTGTTGGATCGAACAGGATTAATGGTTCAATGCGTTCTTTATAGTTGTCCCGAGCCTCCAGAGTGCTATTTACAGCCCACGGATAGAACACGTTACTTTGTGGGTTCGTAGGCAAATCATAGAACCTGTCGATCGAAATCCCGCGGTAATTCTGGGGTGGGTTTGTTAAATGGGTTGTCAATGGATCCAAAAAATCATTGCAAATTCTGGCATGTTGTAATTGGAATTTGGTGACATCGATATCATTCACTTTGCCGTCTTTACATTTAGAAGCAATGACATTACGGTTAGAAAGGATAGATTCGACATCAACTAAGCCCTGTGCCGGAGCCGTTGCATGAATATTAATCGCTGTGCTATCCCCAACACCATTATGTCCAGCACGTGGTCCAAAAACTGATAAACATGATTCACAATTATTTATTTGATTCGGATTAAGTCTATACAATAATGGCGAAACACTTTGTTCTAGACGATCATAGTAGTAACATCTCACGATACCCAATAGTTTCATATTGGGGTTGGACTGTACCTTAAACTGCTTTTATTTTTCAAAAAGCAATCAACATCCATCCAGTCTCTGAACTTTTTTAAATTAGCTGCTGATTATCTTATTATATTACATTTTGACTATTGAGTAGTAATAAATTTAAAGAGTTTCCAGCAATTTGAATATTTCGCTATGCTATAAATTTTAAACAGCATAACTAGCATCTCATAATAATGCTTTTAACGACTGTGTTAATCGTAATCTAATTTTGAGCTATGACCGATATTCACTCCTCTATTTAATAATGCCATTTATTTAATATACCTATATACAAGAAATAAATTTATTATATATTAAATTCCCATCTATATCCAAGTGCAATATTAATTTTTTTATTACAACACCTAGATATAAATCCTGTATGATTTTTTGTATAACCTAAATCTAGTACAGCATCTACCATTGAATCAAATGTTTTAATTAATTCACCTGTTTCTATATTCATCATTTTAACAGATTTCGCTAAAGAATATTTTGTATTCTTGGCGCTTGTTGTCCATTCTAAATTTTTGTAATAATTATTATGTTTATTTTCATCTATATGATTAACTATATTAATGTATGTTGTTTGACCAATCACCATTGTCGAAGCCACCAATCTATGAGCTAATACTCGTGATCCCTCATGTGACACTTTATCATATAACATTACATTATAATAGCCACTCAAATTATTATTTAATTTTAATATTTTATTGCTGTATAAACTTTTAACTTTACCATAATTAGATATTTCATAATTTGAAAAATCTTTATATCCAAAATATCCAATATTTATAAACAATTCATCTTCTTCCAATTTATAATTATCTTCAAATTCTTCTTCGATAACTTCATACTGCCATTTATAACCATATGCAGAACAACATTTTTTATTTAAGCATAAGTATAAAGTACGTCGTTTATAATTATAATTTTTTAATACATCATTGATACCATCCCATTTTTTTATCATATTCATGTTTAAATCATATTGTATAATAGCTTTATATTTTTTAAAATTATCATAAAAACTTTTAATATTATTTGGTTGTGTAAACCATCTTAAATTATCAATGTGATTATTTAATTTGTCATTATCTATATGATCTACAACTGTATTATTAATTGGATCATCATTTAATAGAAAATAATGTCCAACTAAATCATGAATTCTAAATCGTTTTTTTTTACCATTTTTTCTACATAATTGAGCAGTATAATATCCAGCAACTTTTACTGGTGTTAATTGTCTATTTCTACGTATATTTTTAACATGCCCAAAATTTGATATCATATAATTATTATAATTCTTTATCCTAGACCATTCTTCATTTACAATATTAATTTTTTCAATTTTTATATCATTTTTAATTTCATTTTGATCTAAATTTTTTTTATATTTTTCTCTGTCATATACATATTTAACCCATTGTAAATTATTCATCTTATTATTTAATTTGTTACCATCTTTATGTTCGACTTTTGTATAATTATTGGGATTTTCTAAAAAATATTTTGCAACAATCTGATGTACTGCAATATTTTTAGAAGAAGATGTTTTGCCATCTGAAATATAAATAAAATAACATCCTTTTGTGATAAATGGTTTAATTATCGAATTTGTAATTATATTTTTAATTCTTCCATGATCAGATACAGCATATTTGTTTTCATGCAATGCTATTTCTTTCCATATTTCACTACCAATATTTGCATCTTCAATTAATTTGTATTTAGATCTTGATTTATATGGATAATTTATCCATTTAAGATTATCAGCGGAATTATTCGATTTATTTTTATCTATGTGTTCCACTAACCTAGAACTTGAAATGTTATCAATAAAATGTTGTGCAACTAAACGATGTACTGGTAAATATTTTCCTTTTCCTTCTTTTGTTTTTTTAAGATATACTTTATAATATGTATCACTTATTTTATATGTTAATAATTCATTTGTTTGCTTATCTATAATTTTTCCGGTATTTGATATTTTATAATAATTTTCATAATTTTTAATATCTTTCCAAATTTCAGTCATATTAGATAATATAATCAAGTCTTTAAATAGATTTATTTTATATATATTTATTTCACCATAAAGAAATTTCACTCATTCATCTTCATTACTCTCAGTATCACTCGCATCAGCTGAACCTTCGTTCAAATTGTCTATGACGACCGGTACACTAGTTACCACTTTTTTCTCTTTCTCTTTTTCTTTTTCATCACCCTGTGCATATTGTTCGGTCCATTTTCTTGCTGTTATTTCATATTGTAATTTATTATCTTTATATACTCTTGCTACCTCTGGTTCCAATGGGTCATTTGGATTTGGATCGGTTAAAAGTGAACAGATGGACAAGAGTACTTTGGAAATAGATAGCGCCGGACTCCATTGATCTTTCAATATATCGAGACAAATGTCTCCCCGTTTATTAATATTTGGATGATAGACCATTGTGGAAAATTTGACATCTGGTGGTTTGAATGGATAATTATTCGGAAATTTTATAGTTAAATGGAAAACCCCACCCTCAAATGGAGATCCTTTTGGTCCAATGATGGTAGCTTCCCAATTTATTAAATCATCATTCTTTGGACCAGCACTACAATTATCCGGTGGATGTTCAGCCATATCAGAAGCCTCGAACATAAGACGTCTCTTGATTGTGGTTTGTGACATTAATTCTATAATAAGATGATATATTTAAAATAATAGTATAAACTCGATAATGTTGGTTTTTCAACTTTCTCTCACTGATATTTCAAGAATAAAATATCAGTTTCATGGTTGCCGATGCTCCCATGAAGCGCGTTATCGCGCCTAATGCTAGCACATTAGTTCGCACAGAGTGCGAAAGCAAGCTAAAGCTTGCATGAGCTTCGCTCATAGAAAAGGGTTATATCTTTTATTTCCACGCAATGGTTCCATTTTAAAATCATCAAATAACATTTGGAAACCATAAAATAATTTCATTGCGTGATAATTAACATAGTATGGTAATATATTAAACTAGCCATCATTTGATTAATACTAGAATCAAATGATAATTTTCATAATATGCTACCATACTATGCTAATCCATGCGTAGCACGAGCGCAGCGAAGTTCGAGCTTGGCTCAAGGTGTGCGTAGCATTCATTTTACGGAGCAAAATTTAGTAAGCACCAGCACCGCAAATATTTGCACTCGGAAGACGGTATCCTTTGCTAGTTTGACGGGGAATGTTATTATAGACGATAGGACATACTTCAGGTGCTAAGACGACTGGCATACTTTTATCAAATGTGCTGATGCATAATCCTGAACGTTTGCAAGCTGGGGAATATTTGAATTGGTCACAATTTGAAAGGGGACGTGTAATGTTGAGAAGTTCGCTTTCGACGTCTACGATTTGTGGATCATATTTAACCCAGAATGGTTGATACGAGGGCCTGCACTTTTCACAGTTCTCTTGCGCGCCAAAAAATAGGTTGTACGCCAGTGGAGACGTCGATTCATATAGTCTTTTTTGATAGTCGCACTCATCGTAGATCAATTTATTCGAAGCTCCGATATTCATAACTGTTATATTATAATATGAGATAAGATTTATAAGATTTTTCAGATTTCTTATATTAACTAAAATAATTATTTAATTCTCCTTATATTTCCATTTATATCCAAAAGCAGTTTGTGCTTTTCCTAGACAACACAATGATATAGAACCGCCCTTTTTCTTATTTAAAGCCCGACTAGCATTAGCAATGCTCGTATATGCATTTATACATTTTCCCGTAATTATATCTATTTGCTCTACGGCTACACCAAATGAATGTTCTGCATTACCACGATAAGTTCGCCATTCAAGATTTTTATAATAATTATTGTGTTTATTTTCATCTATATGATTAACAACCAAACCCTCTTCTGGATTTGCGTTTACGAATAATAATGCCACTAATTGATGTATCGAATAGGAATGCTTTATTTTATATACTTCATCATATATTGTGATTGATTCATAATCAGTCGAATTTCCAGGAGCTAAATATTGATTTGTCTTATAGCTCCATATATTTCCATAATTAGAACATTCATAATCCGAAAAATCAAATCTATCCTGTACCCCAACATTCTTAAATTCTTCATCGGCTTGTAATTCAATATCATCATTTTTAACAACATTTTCTTTATATTTCCAAATATATCCATAACCTTTTTCTCGTGCTCCATTTAAACATAATGCAATTGGTGATCTTGTATAATTATTTTCTTTCATAATATCCTTTATACTGTTCCATTCTTTTATTAAATTATTATCCAAATCATATTGATCGATTTTTCTATATTTTATTTCTTTAAAATTATCAACATATTCTTGAGAATTTCTCGAATGAGTTAACCATCGTAAATTATCAACTCGATTATTTAATTTATTATCATCAATGTGATCAGCAACTGGTTTATTATCTGGGTTGGGAATAAATGCCCTTGCAACTATTATATTAACTCTTTTTGTTTTACTTATTCCATTTTTACATAATCCTACAGTTAGATATCTATTTATGATAGTCTGTTTTCTTATTTGTCCTTTTTTATTTTTAATTCTTCCTAAAAAAGATACTTTATAAAGTCCTTCATAACCTTTTATATCCCTCCAATTTTCATCTGGACCATAAGTCACTTCTATTTGTTTTTCTATTTTAATCACCGGTCTATATTTTTTCGGCAATACCCATTCCAAATTATCTGCTTTATTATTAAAAGGATCCCCATCTTTATAAGATAAGACAATAGCCCGTGGATCTTCTCGTTGTATGAAATGATTTGCTATGATTTTATTAAGACCTAGAGAATTATCTTTTACACCATCAAATAATGATATATAATAATATGAATCTTTACAAATTCGTGGTTTTAATATTTTATTATTCAATAAATTTTTTACTCTTCCCATATCTGAAACCACATATCGTCCTTCATATCCTTTCATTGGTTTCCATTTTTCATTATTTCCATCTAATTCTACAATTTCCTCCTTATCTAATGCTTCATATCTCCATATAAAATTATACGACATCTTCATTTCTTCATTCAAACATCGCATTATTTGTCTGAGATCATAATCAACATATGCTAAATGTACTTCATAGATATTTTTCCATTTTTTCACAAATGTTTTGTCTGAATTGTATTGATAAATTTCTTTATCAGCCAAATTATTTTTATACATATAATCAATTACTACCTTCTCTTTTTCATCGACCCATTTCAAATTAGTCGTCCTATTATTCGCAAAATTACCATCTAAATGAGCAACATATTCTTTATTATCCAGATTATCAAAGAAATATTTAGCAACTAGATAATGGATACCTATATACGTCTTTTTAGAATTATGATACAAAATAACACGTTTATATCCTAATTGTGTAGTTTGTTCAGGACATATTTTCCCAATAATCTTATTGCGCATATGTCCTGAATCGGATATCTCATATTTATCACCATATCCTTCTATTTCCTTCCAATTTTCGTTATCTTCTATAATTACATTCTCATCTTTTTTCATATACTTTTTATATGTAATAAATCTTTATATGTATTTTTTTCTAATTTAAATATTTATTTTTTCCATAAATCAAAAAGAATAGTTCATTGCTTAATACTATTTTATTTTCAATAATTTCTT